AATTCTGTTTTGTGCGGGAACGAATGTTACCTTTAGTGCAGCACTCTTTACACCAGCTATGATACCCATCAGAGGTTTGTTTGTGCTTAAAAAACAAAACATAAGATTTGTTTGTTTTGCACTTAAAACAAATTTTCATTTGCTATGAACTCATCCATGAAGTTAATACCCCACCCGCAGAATACGCTCTGCGTGGTGTCTTGTCAACAGTTTCACGATGCGCCATCGGAAACGCAAAAGTCACACATATCGCGTCTGCTGCGTCGGGTGACGCCAAGCCCCTAGACCGCATGTCCTTCTTGCTCTCTAAAAAGATCGTACCCTTGGAGTCGGGCTTCATCATGGGCGAGATTAGGTCGCTTTTTAGCATGCGATCACTGGGAATGGAGGCAGATTTGAGCCATTCACGCATCGAGCCCCACATCTCCGCCCTTTTGTTGCCGTACATCATGGGGTTTTTGCTCTTATTACCAAAGTTCACGCCCCTTATCTTGTAGCGTTGCTCTTTTAGCCGGTCCACGACCCCGCCGCCCACGCCGCCCTCGTCAATGACGACCATCGCGGGTGAGTATTCTTCAATCGCTTCAATAATATGGCCGACAACGGTCATCGTATCGTCGCCACGGTAGCGTTTGATGTCGATAATGTCGCGCCCTTGCCTGACCGCAATCACGGTCGCGTCCGCCCCGAACCGTGCGGGGTCTACACCCAACACAATGGGTGCACTCTGATCCTTATATCGGGGGCGCTTCATGGCGTCATCCACCGTCTGCGCCGAGATGAACTGATCATCGCTTGCATTCGGGAACTCGCCATAGACTTCTACGTGCGCCTGACTGGAATCCGGCCCGTATTCGTCAATAATCTGCTGGTAGACCTGTTTGTCGGTGCCCTCAACCGTGCGGGCGTCGACCACTTGCGTGCCCCAAAACTCCCGCTTGGCGTGAAAGCACTCATAGAAGTAGCCAGAATTGCGTCGCGGGTTCGAGAACGCCAACCAGAAGCGGTTTGGTGTGTTCTCGGTAAAGAACCCAGAGGTGACTGCCCAGATGGCGTCATCAATACCTGACGCTTCGTCAAAGATCACCATCACGCCGTCGTAGTTGTGCACTCCCGCGTACGCATCAGGATTTTCGCTTGACCACAAACGGCCTTCCACTGACCAATAACGCGTGCCTTTCTTTAAGTCGCGCTCAACCAGTTCCGTTAGCCATTTGGCGGGCATGAGCCTGGTGGCCGACACCTCAAACCAGTGGCTGTTAATCGCCATCGCAAGCCACTTGGTAATCTCCGCCCATGTGACCGAGCGTAGCTGTGACTCTGAGTTGGCCGATATGATGGTGGTCGACCCAATCCGCGTGGACAACATCCAGATCGTGATCCAACTAACAAGTGCAGACTTGCCAATCCCGCGTCCAGAGCTCACCGCTTGGCGTAACGTGTCGAAGTCTACTTTGCCCTGATTATTCTTAATGTGCGCGCCGATCTGCTGGAGCACCTCGCGTTGCCATTTGCGTGGCCCCTTGAAATGCTCCAAGGGCGTACCCTTGACGCCCCACGGAAACGCTAGTGCTACGAACGCAAGCGGACTATCCTTGATCGCGGGCGACCAAAGCCGCGCCATCAACTCTTGTTCGTCTTGCGCTGAGTATATTGTTGTCTGCAAAGCTGTCGTCCTGTAAGTGCGTAATGTCTATCACACGCTTCTCGCCTTCTTCAAGCGCAGCGATGACGCTAATGCGTTGTTCCACATCGACGTTAATCTGTTGCTTGGCAACCCAATCGTGTTTGTGTTTCAGTATCTCAAGTGCGGCTTTAGCGTCGCCGTTACGTGCGGCCTGGTGCAGCACCATCGACATCTCTAACTCGCCGTCAGCTTTGCCCTTAACCGCGGCGTGCTCGGCCACAGGGTCTAGCTGACATAACGCGCGGTACTCAGCGGGCAACATGCCAGCGGCGACCGCCAGTGTGTCGCCGGTGAGTCCAAGTTTAGCCGCATCGTATATCGCTTTGAGTCGCGACTCTGTGGCTTTGACTTGCCTGATGGAGAGCGGGAAGGATTCGAACATGCGCCGATTATATTATAAAAAAAATAAAAATTGTTTGCAGTCCCTGCGTAGACTATGACCGGCAGCCCAGGGCCCTACCCCCCCCTATCGAATTTTTAGTGCCTTTTCCCTTGCAGCCTGGACAAAGAGTTGCTTAGTGTTGGTGCACTGCACAATGCTACTAAGTTATGCTTGAAAGTCATTGTAGTTAAAGGATAACTTTACTAAGTTACGCTTGTCGGCAGTGTAAGTCATTGTAGCCACGAACTTAAACTGGCAGCTAAACTTGCATAAAGCACTAAGACTTAATGAGGGAAATTCCCTATGCTAAGAATTCCTTGTCGGCAGTGTAAGTCATGTAGTCATTGGAAAAAAGTTGGGTCTGAAACGGCGTGGGCTATTTACTACCGTATATGTACTAAGCTATATTTAACATTTATAATTAATGAATTTGATAAATCTAATAACTACATAACTATAAAACGGTAAAGAATGAGGTTCGGCGCGGCTTTCCGGTAAGTTTTCAAATGACTACCCAATGACTTACACGATAGCTTACTGCAATACATTTCTTTACACTGATAGAAATAATTGTTGCACGGTATGCAAAACAATGTGTTACAGTGTAGTTGTAGTAATTAACTAACTAGGAGCTACACCATGCAAAAATTTGATCACAAAGACTACTTAAAAAACCCAAACAAGTACAAATTATTTAAGACTGCCGTGGTTGACTGCACGATTTTGAATGAGAGCGGCGTAGTTAACAGAGGCACTGTTGTAGGTCTTCAACACCTCGAGGATAAGTACTCATCGTTTTATCGCAAGACTTTACCGCTCTACAAGTTGTCTACTGGTGATCTTTGTTGGGGCAATAAACTTTCTAACTTTGTACTTTAGGAGTATTTGAAATGAAACGCAAACTACTAGACTTTTTTTGTTGCGCCTTTTTAATCGTTATGACGCTTTATCTTGTAGATATGTTCGTGACTGAATTAGCACGCTAACCTGTTTTTTTACACTAAACTAAACTTAAAGGTAATCTAAAATGATATACGCTAAATTATCCGCTTTACGCGCTTTAACTGTTTTAGCCGCAAAAGACGACATTCGCTATTATTTGAATGGCGTACTTATTGAGTACAGCCCCACGATCACACGCATAGTTGCTACAAACGGGCATGTAATGGGGGTTTATAACGATACGCAAGAAAATGAAGGGTTTGGTTCGTTTATTATCCCGCGCTCCGCGCTTGACTTGCTTAAACCCGCAAACAAACTAGATCAAGTCTGCATCACGCGCGAAGGGACTGGCTCAGGGTCTATAAGCGTAATCGGTGGCGCGAGCGTCAATTTTACGCCCGTAGACGGTAAATTTCCCGATTATGTGCGCGTGATCCCTGACAAGGTAACGGGCGAAGTTGCACAATTTAACCCTGACTATATTGCAGACTTTAAAAAAGTTTATAAGCTACTCGGCGCAAAAACTTTCCATATACACCATAACGGTCACGGCGGCGCGGTCATGGACTTTGACCTTGCTAACTTTTTAGGCGTGATGATGCCGTTACGCTCTAGCGTCTCGCTTGAATCGTACAACCCCGCCGCTTTTAAAACCCCTATCTAAATACTTACGCCCGCGCAAGCGGGTACAAAATTAGGAGTGCATAAAAATGATTCAAACTATCAACTTATATGATTTCCGTGACGCATTCAAGCGTTACGGGCGCGGCGAACAATTCAGCTATGAGGGCTTGGAATTGATCTTTAATTACTGTGAAGAGTATGAAGAAAGCACGGGCGAACAAGTTGAACTTGATGTAGTTGCGCTTTGTTGCGAGTGGAATGAGCAAGACTTTAACGATGTCTTCAACACCTATCCAATCGAATGCAAGTCAGAAAATCCGACAGATGACGAAATACGACACGCTGTACTTGAGTACTTGCACGATGAAACCCAAGTAGCCGGCGTGACGGACGCGGGCAATATTGTTTATGTTCAATTCTAATGGGCGCATGATGAAAACTTATAACGTCTTAATGACCGTACAGCAATACATTGAAGTGCAAGCGAACTCAGCGCAAGAGGCGTCAATGACGGCTTGGGGGGAGTATAAAAAGGGAAAACACGCAATAGACGCGTATCCAGAGTTTATCTGCGATGAGTGCGATGCAGAAAATTACGAGGAGATAACAGCATGAAAACCTATCAAGTAGTGATTGAATCAATTGGGCGTAAAGTGGTTATGGTGCAAGCCAACAGCGCAGACGAGGAGAAAGATGCCGCCTACGATCAATGGGACGGTTCAACGGACGGCTATGCAGACAACAATATTTTATCTACGGAAGAGGTGACAGAATGAACAAATTACACGCGCTAGACGCCGTAACATGGCTAGACACAATATGGCAGGCTTTAGAGTGTTACCGCGAGGATTGTATTCCCGAAGGCGTAGAAGAATACGATCAACAATGGAACGAAGTTTGTACGGCGATGGCTTGGGTGACTGAACAACTAGGGGTAAAAAATGAAGACTAATTTAGAAATAGCGCAAGATTTTGTTATCGGTCAGTGTTTGTCTGACTATCCACCAGACGCTAATTATGGCGATATTTGCCTGATGCTTCAATGTGATGAAAGGGATGAAGAAACAGATGAACCATTAGTGACAGTTTGGGCGCCCTTTGAGTATTTAAACGTAGAACACATCATGGACAATATGGTTTCAGCCGTAACGCG